TCTTACGAAAAAGAAGGGCAAACAGTCGTTCAGAAAGCATTTTCGATTGACCGTATCACTAAGTTCAATGATCCTATCGATTTTGATAAAGAGGATTTTAAGGAAGTGTCTTCATTTGAAGGAACATTTGTCTTCCTGGACATTGACAAAGTAAAAAATGAGGACGGTTCAAGCCACGATGATGTAGTAGCTCGTGTTGTAACAAAGAAAGATGGAACATTCGTTGATACAGATTTCCAAGTGCCTGAACGCAAAACGAAAATGAGCAAGGCCTTCAAGAAGTCGCTCAAATGGGGTGACGAGATCAAGATCAAAGGGCTGCTACGCAATGAGGCCGTTCAAGCTGAAGTTGAGGAAGAGGAAGAAGACGAGTGGGGATCAGAGGAAGTAGCTGGGTACGGCAAGCCAATTACTACATATAAACGTTCAATGGATATCGTCCACTTCGATCAAGACTATTGGAAAGAAGGAGACGACTCAAAAGGTCTTCCACCGGGCAAGGGCAAGTTTACTCCAGAAGACTTCGAGCCGGACGAATTCAACGAAGCAGATGCGTTAGACTTCGATGACGCAGATGATGACGACTGGGCATAAGTTTTAAAACTTACTTTTAAATCAAATAGTATACATATAATAAAAAATAAACTAAAATGAGAATAGGATGATTCGATGTCACGACTGAAGAAAATCAAACCAAACGTACCACAAGCTGACCTGAAAGATTACGTCACCACTATCTACGGAGATCCTAAGGGTGGAAAGACTACTTTATCTTACAACATCGGCTTAGAACACTATGGTAATCCTGAAAAAACACTCTTAATTGGATTTGAGGAGGGCTATAAAGCCCTTCCGAACATCTTTGCTGAAGGTGTATCAGATTGGAAAGACTTCTTAGAGCTCCGAGATGAGTTAGTAGAAGACAAAGATGAAACAGAATTTGAACTTCTCGTCCTTGATACGATTGACGTAATGTCAGATATGGCTTCAGATTACATCGTTCGACGCGAATCACGAGCAGATGGCAAGAAATATCAGTCACTTTCCGATATTCCTTGGGGTCGAGGATCAGAACAGTTGAAAGTTGAAATTCGTAAAGCAATCGACTCGCTTAAACGAGCGAATTACGGCTTGATCTTGGTTACTCACGGAAAAGACAAGAAGATTGAGCCTAAAGTCGGTCAGTCATACGACACGACAACACTATCGCTCAACGGAAAAGTATTGGATGTCGTTAAAAACATCTCAGATTTCATCGTATATGTCTCTGTTGAACGTGAAAAAGTAGGCGGAAAAACAGAGTCAAAACGTTATATGTATTTCCGATCAGATTCAAATCTCGAAGCAGGATCACGATTCAAACATGTTCCTGAGAAGGTTGAATACGGAGCAACACAATTCCTAGAAGTATTTAAAGAAGCCGTTGAAGGAGCACAAAAAGATTATAAAGGCAGTACAGTAACTCAAACACCACCTCCACCAGAACAAGGAGAAGAAGATTCTGATGATGATTTTGATTCAGAAGGCGTACATACAGAAGAAGAAAAAACAGAAACAGTCTTTGATCCTGCTGAAACAAAAGCAGCCATCAAAAAACTGAGCCCAGTTCAGAAGAAAACACTTCAGAATTTCCTCAATAAAGAGTACGGAGAGACTAAACTTCCAAATATTTCTGACGTGGACAAATATTTGGCTATCCAAAACCAAATCGATAGTCTATAATGAGAACAAGAAACACGAACGAAGGTTCGTAAAAAGAAATTACTTGGTTTTTGTGTCATTATACCTAGATTATCTTTATGTTAATTTGGGTATATCGACATGTTTCGACAGAGATTGTCATATCATTCAATCCTAATTGCTTACTTATTTCTAAATTAATACTAGAAATGGTAAAAGAAATAACGTAATATAGATAATGTTGACAAACGAAAATTCTGACAACCAATACTATTTCATATAAAAACGAAATCGAGGAGCGGACGCGATTGAACGAATACCAAGGATTTGCCGATTTAATGTTGAGTACCAAAGAGAAGAAAGATTTTTTGCAAAACATGTTAAATCAACCAACGAAAATTGTCGAGTTGTTCAGTCGCTCTTCCAAAGAAGATGTTGAAATACTCTTTCAGAAGAAATGTTCTGGGAGTACATATCAACGCTTTTTGGATCAAATTCAGTCAAAATTAACATCAGAACAGTTTTTAGAAGTGTATTCGATTCACATGAGTGACGCACAAGGCGGTTTCGGTGGAATAGGTCTTCATTCATTCCTGACGGTGGCTGATCGTCATTTATTAAACAAAAAAAAATAAAAGGTTCAAGAGGTCTGACAAGCTTATGGCCTCTTGATTTTAGGTGGCTAAATGAAAAAATACATCATTGAGGGGGCTTTGAGTGTCGCTGCGCTGACCGTAATTCTTTACGGCACACACGAATTAAAAGAAAAAGACAACATGATCGAACAACTAGACGAAAAACAAGCGCAGACAGCAAAGACTCTACGGAAAGTTTCAGCATATCGTGAAATTGAAAGACAAGAGTTTGGAGCTGTAAGCACAGCTTATGAGCAGAAAGTTAAAGAGTTAAAGAAAAGCAATAACGGTTTGAAGAGTTATAAGAGTGAGGTAAGCGATTTAAAAAAGAGATTAGCATCGTTGAGCAATCAATCGCAAGAACTGAAGAAAAAATTAGACTGAAGAATGAAGATCGGAAACGGTCTGAAATAAAAAAGGCTAATAAATCTGATCAGACAGAACTTAATACTACGGTTATCCAACATAAGAAGTCAACTCCTAAGAAAAAGTCGATTATTAAAACTGAGAAGATCAGCAGTTCAGCGGTGCAATATCAAGCGACAGCGTACACGTTAGGTGATGCGGGAATGCCTAACAATGGCGGTAAGACGGCCAGCGGCAAAATCGTTCAGCAAGGACGAACAATTGCTGCAGACACAAGCCAACTTCCACTAGGTACGGTCGTCCAAATCACTTGTCCTGGATATCCCTCGGTAAATGGTACATACACCGTAGAAGATACTGGTGGAGCAATTCATGGGAACATTCTAGACATTTACTTCAATGATCAGTCAGAAGCGATTCAGTTTGGTCGCCAGACTGTTTATGTTTCAGTTGTAAAGTAAATAATACGTTAAAAGGGGTTATCAAAATGAGTGATGAGCGATTGATGAAGCTTGTTGAAAACCACATTCAATCAACAGATCAAAACGATAAGTTGTACATCGAGGAACTAAACAATCGAGTCGAACATATGGACAATCGGTTCAAGCCAAAGGCCGTCGATGTGTTGAGAACACTTATGTCACGCCAGGAACGGGGTTGGTAACATGGCTCTCGTTAAATGTAAGTGGTGTGAAGATAAAGTCGAGAAAGCAGAAGCATTTACGATTGAAAAAGTAACCAAGCAAACATTAAAAAATGGTCAACCCAAGGTCTTACGTACTTATCTCCACGATAAGTGCGTAGACGCTTATTTCGAAGACAAGTCGTTCAAAGAGCGAGAACAGAAGCAGCTCGATTCCCTTCGAGATACGATCATGGACATTCACGGCATTAGGCCGGAAGATTTCCCGCGTCACTTCTACCAACTGTTGCAAGACATTCGGAATGGCAACATGCTTGGAAAGAAGAGAGCCAACTACAAGAGTGGTACAGAGTACCGGATCATCGAGAAAGCATATTTACTGGCGGAGAGTGATATCAAGTGGCAAAAGCTCAAGAAATCATTCGATAGCACTCTCGGAGAGTTAAAGTACGGTCTGGCAATCGTTCGTGACAAATTAAAGATTGCACGTGATCGAGATCGAGCTGAGAAGCAAGCCCGTAAGATTGCGAAAGCGGGTTTACAAAAAGAAATTGTCCCTGATACAAACAACTTCAAGAAAAAAGAAAAAGAAGATTTAGATATTACTGACTTCCTAGATTGAGGTGAAAGGCTTGGCTAAAGCAACAGTATCAAAAGAAAACATTGAAAAGATCAAAGCTAAAGCGGAGATTGAAGAAGGTTATTTAGTCTCCACGCTCTTTGAAAATCCGAATCATTACGCCACTTTCACGAAGGATGACCTTCACGGAGAGATGTTCTTACATCCTGAGTGGAAGTTCTTGTTCGAATTTGGACGGAACATGTTCCAGGACGGCATTCAAACGTTTGATGATGTCATTATTCTAAAGAAAGTCAAAGAATACGGCATTCAATCTGAATTTGAAAAGCATGGTGGGTATGACCCAATTGATCAGATTGTCCGAAAAGTCGGTGTTTCTACTGATAACTTCGATGACTATAAACGGGGCATTCGTTGGAATCACATCATCAAGCAACTCAAAGTAACATTTGGAGATAAGGTGTTTGTCAAAGACGGTAAGTATGATCCGTATAAGATGAAAGCTGAACAACTTACGCTCTACTGGAAAGACAAGGTGAATCTGATTCACATGGCAGCCAGTGAAAACATCTTTGATTCATCTCCCTTACTCTTGGATGCTGAGAAGTATATTGAGGAGATTGAGAAGCAGTCTGAAGGTGTTCTGCCGTTCTTCAATGCCAAACTGACCAACAAAGCGGTAGCAGGATGGGTACGCGGTAATGTATTCATGCATGGTGGGTACGGAAACACTGGTAAGTCATCTATTGCGACGGAAGACGTTGTGATGGCCTGTATTGAAGCAGGAGAGAAAATTGTTATTCTGGCCAATGAGGAAGATCGTAAAGCGTGGCAGGATAAGCTTTCTATGACAATCAAGACGCATTACTTGAAAGATAGAAAGTTTGACCGCAAGAAGTTGGTGCGGAGCGGATTAACGGAAGACGATAAAGATGTTATCCGTGAAATCGTCGCCAAGACAAATGAGCTGCTAAACGGTGATGATCGCTTAGTTCAGATCGTATTCCTTCAGAGCTATGTTATTGAAGACGTTAAGACAATGATTCAACACTATGTCGCGCGAGGGTACATCAACTTCTTGATCGATACGCACAAAGTGAGTGATAAGAAGACGGGTGACAATCGTGCTGCTCAATTCGTAGACGATACAAAAGAGTATTACAAACTGGCTCGTGCAGATGCCGGAGGATACAATCTTCGAGTCTTCCTTAACTTCCAGTTAGCCGAACATACCAAAGGTCGCAAGTACTTGGACAATGATTGTATCGGGGAAGGTAAAGCAGCAAAAGATGAGGCGGCCGTTGTTATGATGTTTCGTAATGTCTTTGATGATGAAAAAGCTGGTGGAAAGAACGAGCTTGATTGTTGGAGATGGATTCCACCGGAGAAACATGAGTACAACGATAGACCGACTAAATCCAAGTTTACGCTGAAAACAGATAAGCAGTATTTCTTGAAGTTTGTTTCGAAAAATCGATTCGGATCGACGAATGACGGCGGACAAGAAGTTATCGTCATTGAGCCATACTTTAACGGAAATACGTTTAAAGAAATCGGTTATACATATGTTGCTAAAACTAGCGATTCATATGCCAGAAAGTAAAGTAAATAATCCATAAAGTCGGTAACATTCCAATTGTTACCTCAAAGGTGGTATCAATAGGTGGATTTCAAGGAGATAAAAGCATACATTTATGAGCAAGAAATGATACCAAAACTGCTCGAAAAACTAAATTGCGAGGGAATTAAGCCCGAACAGGGTGGTTCTCTCTATGTTGCTCGCCTCCCAGATGAATATGAGAGTCGGAATAGACGAGCGGTGCAGGTAAAGAACGTCAAAGGATTGTATTCAAACATCCGAAATCGTGATGTGAGCGGTGACATATTCAACTTAGTCGCTGCTCTTATCTATGATAAATGGGATCGAGAGAGTCAATCGGAGTACGCCGGGGAATGCGCTAGATGGATTGAGGAAGAGTTCGGGTTAGAGGATACAGGGGAACGAAAGAAAAAAGTCATAACGAATACTTGGTTGAAAGAGATCAAGTCGATTCGAACATCGTTAACGAATGAAAAATTACCAGTGTCGATCATGAATGAATACGTTCATGCGCCCTATCAAGGGTGGATCGATGAAGGAATCAGTATCAAGACGCAGCATAAGTTCGGTGTTGCAATGGACATTGATTCAAAGCGAGTCGTCTTCCCGATACACAATAGCGATGGGGGTCTTATTGGGGTCAAAGGAAGACTACTGGATGACTGGATGGATGACGATGCGTACAAGTATCTGTATCTACATGCTTGCAACAAGTCGATTGAGCTATTCAACTTCCATCGAGCATTCGACAGTGCGACAGAAAAAAGAGAATTAATCGTAGTAGAAGGTGCAAAGTCAACGATGTTGGCCGATTCACTGGGTTACTACAATGTAGTGGCCATAGAAGGTGATTCGATCCAACCAGGACAGATTGCCTTGCTGTTGGGTTTACCGTTAGATGTTGAGATCATTCTCGCGCTCGACGCGGACAAAGATGAAGAGTATGTAGCAAAGATGGCTGATGCGATTGGTATGCGTAAGATTAGCTATCTCATTGACACTGACAATGTGCTTGGAGAGAAATCTCATAAAAGAGCACCGTTTGATTTAGGTAAGATAGCTTTCGAAAAACTGCTGCACACCAAAAAAATCTATCGTAAGCGAGTACTCGCTTCTTAAAAAAGGGGAACCCATCCATGAAAACATTAGCCAAAATATACGTCGCTTCAGCACTTAAACAAGTTCAAGAAAAGAAGATCATGGTCAAAATGAACGAAAATGAACTAGATTACCTAACTGATGAGCAAGTTTATAATTTAAATAATACATATAAATTATCGGGTGTTGATAATACTAATATGCCCGAGGAATTGATTTCTGAAACATTAAATCAATTAAAAAATGAAATTCAGCAAGAATTGTCATCAAACAACGATGTGGAAGCGGCATATGCAGGGTTTTACGAGCTAGGAGCTCTCGACTCAGACGA